GTTAGCGTTATTTTTAACCATTATGTGTAATTTTTTACCACTCCATTGTATTCCAGTGTTGACAAAGGCGTTAACATTCTAAGCATAATTAGTGAACCATTCTACCCCTTGAGTTAGGAATTCAACTCTATCAATAGTCACTAATTTTATATTCACGTTACCTAAGGCTTTAAGGACATCAGAGGAAGTCTTAGATAACCAGCATATTTTAGAAGGAGTACCTGCTACTATTAGATCATCGTCGATAAATTTTTCAGTAATTATATCATGAGAAACAAGATTATCAACAACATTATATTCATCATTTAAAGAATAAAGAACCATGGCTGTTATTATAACATAAGCGGGATTTATAAATTATAAACAAGTTATTAAAAACACTAAACACAATATATAAACATAATATTTTTAATATTTATTTTAAACTTTATATTCCTCGTTTTCTTCAGCTATAGCTTCAATATCTCTTCTCATTCTAGTGAGTTCAATGATGTGATCTTTATAGGCTATTCTAGCAAGTCTCCTAATTTCATATACTTCAGCTTGGGTTAGGGTTTCTCTCTTAGTTTTAGCATAATAATAATTCAGAGATTTCCCTAGATGACCTTTCTTAATATCTCCGGCTGGATACTCGGATTAATAATATTTCTTCATTAGGTCATAGATATCGTAGTCAGTGATGAGATCTTTTTCATAAATGTGGATTGTTGACTACTTCTCTTCCCCTACCCAGACAGCTTTTACATAAGTGATATAGCTGTCGGATCCTGTTGGTATTAATTCTTCTGTTGTGTATTGAACTCCATTAATATTAATTGCTGAAAATTAACCATGTTCCATCAAACTATAATATTCGTGAATATATGGAACTGGATTTTTAGCTGGGTAATTACACAACATCTTTTTGCCATTGATCATTTTTATTTTGTAATACCCTTCATTATCATAATAGAATCTCTTAACATTAATCTATGTATCATCATATTATTAATAAATAATGTGAGCTATTCTATCAGTATTCTTTAAAGTTTTTTCTAGTTAATTTTATACTCCAGGGTAATATATACAGTCAACGGCCAACAAGTCTCCTTCTGGGATGGATAACTAGCCCCAAGGTTGTTCCCAATTGTCGTGCTAAACAACATTATGGAATCTGGTGATGGGATACTTCTATTTGTAGACTCTATCATAAGCAGCTAAAGATGGACGATAAGGATAAATCTATTAATTTAAATTTTTTAACATGGATGATAATTTATGATATTTAGATCCACAATCATTTATCCTTTCTGATTTAATAGAGCTTAAGGCTTTGGCTGTTAAATAGTCTACAATAGTTCTTAATCCTGGATGACCATAAGAAATTTTTGGTTAGGTCTCTTGGGAGAATTCGAAGGTTTCAGGGAACATACTAGTGAATAATGTGGTGAATTTTGGACCATATTTAAAATTAAAAGAATAATTCGCAATTCCACGTTCATCTAGTTCCCACTTCTCTCCAGGACGGTTGGTTGATCTGATTAAGCCGAGTTTTTATTTTTTACCATTGATATACTCATCATACTCTTCTAGGGTAGTAGCTATTTAAATATTAACTTTTCTTTCTTCGTCAGATTTTTTTGTTGCTACTCTATCGGCTTGCTTGTTTGTAGGTTTTACTGTAGCTTTTAAGAATTCAGTAGAAACCTAGGTTTTTTCAATTTTATCTATTTATGCTGTTAAAGGGGTGACTGTGTATTCTTCATCAAAACAGTCGATCTAAATATAACGACCCCAATCAGTAGTAAATTAACGTACAACTTTATCCTAATAAATAACTCCAAAGTTGAAAATTTAATGTTCTTCCATTAACATGCTTAGTTCACTTGGGATTAAATAATTATAAGGTAAAGCTGTTTTATTACGGATGTTTTGGATATCACTGGCTTATAAATAATTTCCAAATTCCTACAAATACTTGTTTACTACTTCCTGACTTAATTCAGCACAAGCTACGATTGGTCTAGTGGATACATATACTGCATGAACGGTGCCCTTTGTCTACTCGAACTCCTTTTTTAATTCGGTTATATAAGTTAATTTAGCTCCATTCCCACCAAACAATACGATGGCATCATCTTTTATTCTATTGAAATCATCAGATGAATCAAAAACATCGCGGTCTACTGCTCTTAAGAGGACTTACCAATCGTTTTTTGAAACTATAGGGGCGACCAAATTCTACCTAAAATAAGTCATGTACTCACGCATCAAAGTTACAGCTACTTATTTTTTGGTTTTCTAGAAGTATGATTCTAGAAGCATCATTGCCATTTCCCATAATTTCCTCCCTTCTTTTCCTTCGTTAGATCCACGAGTATTTCTATCCTAAGACAACAAGACTTTCAACAATACCAATGGTTATAATTCAATTTAAAAGTCTTGGTATTCACGAATAGTACATAAAAGGGTGATCAACCAACACCAGGCTAGTTATAAAGCTGGTGAATAAAAATATAAGGTTGTGGTACCAACCTTATAATTTGCAAGTTGTAAATACTTGCCGTCATCAGCAACAACCACTCTTTTAGTAGTTGGTGCTGTTTTCTTAAAAGTATTTTTGATACCTTTAAAAAATCTATTATTATTC